CAATCGCGTCCTGCCATTCTAAGGTATTAAGGATACTGTTCCAAGTTTCTGCCGCATTGACTTGAGCCCAATTTTGAGCTACTGCCGAAAATTCGGTCGGCGAGGCGGTTATATTGAGCGCAAGGCCATTGACTGTACTCACCCAAGTCCAACCCTCAACATAGCCAGTGAATTCGCCGCCATAAATGTTGATAGGTAAATTGACGATTTTGATTGGCTGGCCCATAAAGATACCCAAAAGGGCATCTCGGTCGGCATTGTCGATTTCCGGATTCTGTAAGGCAAAATTAATCGATTCAAATTGAGGCCTTGGATAAGCTCTTAAAGCGACGTATCGATCTACGACGGTTTGAGCATCGGTGGCATCGTGCAATAGAGAATTGACTTGAACCGAATACTGTCCATATAAATCTATGGAATCCTGATCTAACGCTGTTTCTGAACTATTGAAATTATTGCCGTAATTGATTTGATATTTATTGACGATAGCCCCAGAACGGATGGTTTGTTTAATTCCAGCCCCGATGGCTTGATTGGCGTCTAATTCCGTGTATCCGTTGGCTATTAAATAATTCTGGCGATGAGCTGCGTCAGCGTAATTGATATTGCCATTGGAATCTTCATAAATATAACCAAGCGCAGAATTGGCAATATCGGTGATTATTGTATAAAAGTCTATTGGCGATGCAGAACGTTGCTCCATCTCATATTGTCCTGGCCTATCGATTTCTCCTAGACCAACATCTTCGGCATTGGCCCAAGTCGTTGTCGCTGGGGTATAAGTAGCCCAAGTTTCTGCTGGAGGGACTTCGTTCCAATTATTCAATAATAAATCGCTCAAGATTGTATAAATTTGGTCGCCGTCATCATCTTGCGCTAGAGAACTTGTCCAGATTGCTTTTGATAGTCGGGCCAAAGCACCTAAAGCGATAATGCTGATTTGAGTGACATAACTTGTTGATCCGGCACTTCTGACAGAAATCGAGATATCGCTAATCCTGCCGCCGAATATAGGCAGCCAATTAGTGTCGGATTTTTTAACTTCCACGGTAATAGAAGTATTTACGTTCCAATTGTAATTTAGATTATCTTTATTCAAAATCTGTAAATTGGCGTAACCAGCTTGCGCTTGAGTATTGACGTTAGTCCTACCGCTGGTGATAGTAAAACCGACCAATGTCAGGCCAGTTGCATTTGTCCCGTTGATGAGAATCCGGTACTCGGGATTCCAAATACTCATACCGCACCCGTATAAAGCGCAGAAGTACCACCGGTGCCTCGATCTGAAGCTATATTCAAAGCATCCACTACTGCTCGACTAAATCCTTCCTCATCAATTACAGACGGGGAATTGACATTGATAATAATGTTAGATTTTGTTGTGGTATCCAAAATTCCGTCTTTACGAGCTTGTATTCTTTGTCGAATTGCCTCGGTTTCTTGTTTTAACTCTTTGGTTCGAGCTACTGCATCAAGATATTTTTGTGTGGGCGTAAAAGGCACATTTGGAAAAAATGGATTACTGTAGTTCAACCCAGAAGTATTCTCTTCATCTCCAACATCTAGTTTAGTGGTCAAAAAAGAAGTTTTATTAAAAGGATTTATTCGGTCAAGGAAATTGCCAAGAGGATTATTTTTAAAAAAATCCACTAAACGGCGGTAAGTGTTGTAGAGGTCTTGAAAGAAATTTATTGCGCGACCTACAGCATTGATTAAGGTTGTTACGCTACTAATTATTCCACTAAATGCGGCTTTCAAAACTCCACTCAAAATTGGCACAACGTATTTATCTAGGAATGACCATAATGCTTGAAATTCTTCTTTATTATCTTCCAAAGCCTTTCTCAAAGGTTCCAATTTATTTTGAATAAATTCTATGGCTGGACCCACTCTGTCCATAAATTGCGTTAGAAGATTCGTCAAAATAGGAATTAATCTTGCCCCGATTGCTTCCTTGGCTTCATCAAAAGCCACTTGCAAGCGAGTTATTTTGCCTTGAAAAGTATCGGCTTGGGCGGCGGCTTGACCGCCAAAAGTATCTGCCAATTCTTTTGTTACGTCATCAAAAGACATAGATTTGAGTTCAGCACTTGATAAACCAATACCGAGACGACTTAACGCACTTGTATTTCCGTCGTATGCTCTAGCCAATGCCTGCGAGACTGAATCCAAGTCTCGCCCGGATCCTGCAGCAATATCTAATGCAAGTATTTGTAACTTTTGAGCTTCTGTGACATCCGAAGTAGCCCTTACTAATTTTTCAAACGATGGACGCAATTTTTCATCGGTCACACCATAAGCTAACGACAATTTTGAAATTTGGTTCTCTACTGCTGCTATCTGGTCTTTCGTGGCGTTAGTGACATTCTCAAGAGTTGTTGCTAATTTGGCTTGGGCTTTTTCGTCTTCCATAGCTGATTTGACGCCATCAATAAGTAATTTTCCAGCATAAGCTGTAGCTGCGGCGGTAGCGGCGGCAAAAGCCAAGCCAGCCTTTTTACCAAAGTCGCTGACTTTATCTCCAAAACTTACAACTTCGCTCTCGCCTTGACCCAATTTCTTTTTTAGATCATCAACGTCTGCAAGGATAGATAACTTAAGCGTTCTATTACCGGCCATTGGTTATCCCCATTTCTTCAAAATTGTATCGAACGTTTCTTCCCATTTACGCACTAATTCAGGCTGAATCTTGCGAAGTGTTGGGTAAATGAAATACCCAGAATTACCTCGTCCTTGGTTAGGGGTACGTCGAGGGAACTGAGGGTAACGATTAGATCCGAATTCGTAACCTGCCCAGAGTTTTTGAGTTGTTCCGCCACCAGAAAAGCGCTGAGTTGCAAATCCGTAACTGAACTCGCCAATCTTGGATGATTTGCTAATCCTAACGCCAGTTGCGATGCGATTGACAACGGCTTGTCCAAACGTGCGCGTGACTGAGTAGGCTTTGATTTCGTTGGCAGCGTATAGTGCCAAAGCGCTTGATTGGGTTCGCGCTTCGTCCATTGCTGCCGCGTCCATAGCTTTGAAGGCTTTAAGAATGTCGCGTAGTTCTGAACGATCATAAGTAATCGTTTCACCGGCCACCGTTTCTCTCCTTCAATATTTCCAATGCAGTATAAATATCATCCGCATCATCCCAAAATTGCTTTGGGATTCCTGTTTCTATTGCCAAGAGTGTCAGAAGATAATTTAGGCTTCCGACTGCGAAACTTTTGGGTCTCGATTCACCACTTCAATATCGGCGACAGTCTCCATCCATATTTCGAAGGATTTGACAGTTTTGCCAGCCGCTTCGCGTTTCATCGCGTTATACGCCAAGAACATTACGTCCCAGACGCCACCGAGCTCGTTTAACGACTTGCCAGTTGTCTTTTCCCACTTGGCATACTCGGGCGGTTGGGCAACATAAGTTGCTTGTTCGCCCGAGTTATATGTAATTGTAATTTCTGACTTCATTGCTCCCGATGCTCCGATCTCTTAACTGAAGGTTTCTGTCGGCGTTCCGATTACTGTCATTGTCCAAGTGTCGGTCAAAGCTCCTGGTGCAGCTCCACCTGCGCTTGGAAATACTGGAAGAACTGTAAAAGCAAAAACTGCTCCAGTGACTGCGGTAAATGAAACGCTTAAAGCGGTATTTGGTGCTGATTCTGCATCTGCCCACATTGCTTCGAAAAGCGAAGAAGCAGCGCCCCAATCTTGGAGCAATTCAATAGTGAATGTCCATTGCTTGTCGATTGATTTGTAAGCGCGACCATCGAGAGTTTGATAGGTCTCAATGATGGTCTCGCAGGAAAGAGTCGCGGAAGTCGCTTGAGCATCGTAGGACGCTGAGTCCAACGTGAAAGTGACATCGCGGCCAGTAATAACTGTCGTTGCCATTGTTTCTCCTTATGAAGTTTGCTCGTAGCGGACGCTCAAGCGGATATCGGATACGAGTAAGTTTGTCGTTCCGACTTGAGTTACCGAAGGTCTTTCGACGATTGACAACTCATACTTGGAAGCGTTCAACGCCCCAAGAATACTAATGACTAATTTTTCTAAATTATCTAATGAGGCAGGATTGGACAGATAAGCCACACAAGCAGTTATTGTGTAATTTAGTTTGACTCGAGTTAAAGATTTACTGATCAGTTCCAATTCCATATAAGGAGAATCGGGCACAATAACGACCGCTGGAACAATAGGAGCTTCGGGAACGTGATCATAAACGTTGGCAGTGACACCAGCTAAAGCGGTCTTGATTCCACCGCGAATATCCGTTGCAATTGTTGAGGCAGGCATTAACCCACCATCGCATCGGTATCAAGATATGGCCCGAGAAGACCAGTTACTTTGGCTAAAAGATTTTTAGAAAGCCGATAAGGAGTTACTGCGAAATCGATTCCTTCAATTGATCCACCGGCAGCAGTTCTGGCTTGGAAGATTTCGACAGAAATAGCCAAAACTGCAGCTTCGACGTTGGCATTTCCCACATAGGTTGTGAGCCCAGAGAGCGCAGAGTTTCCGGCTGGAATAATATTCTTTTCCAATATGTCAGCATTTGTGATGGCGGCGGTAAATACATAGGGGCCAATTAAATCATCTGTGACTGTGTGAGTGCCATTGAAAGGTGATCCGCAACCAGTAATGATGACTGATTGTCCTTCGGTAAATTCGTGAATTGTTGCGGTGTGAAAATAAGCGACATTATTAGTCAGTTCGACTTT